GACAGCCCCGAGGAGTAGAAGACTCCTCGGTATCAAAACAAAATTTGCTTTGACCCTACACGGTGGTAGGTCTGAGTTGGATCAGGGGCGCAGAGATGCACCACTTGCGGAGCGACCGCCGGGGTTAAAGAGAAAGTGACATTCCCCGTCAGCAAAAAGCCGAAGAAGAAGAGGTTGAGATTACGTGTGAGTTCCGGTGGGAGCAAATCACCCTTGAATAATCAAGGACAAAAGTTCCACCGTTGTCATCCGTGGTGTAGTTAGAAAGTGGACTACACGCGCAACATTAGAAATCACTTGTTCTGGGAGCTACCCAGCGACGATCGTAAGGATCTAAAAACCAGTCGTTGAGAACGATGGAACCTGTAACCACTCCGTTATTACAGACGGAGACAGATGAGACGCAAGCTGCTGCTCATCCAGTAGGTAAAAGGTAGCCAAAAAGCTGTAATCAAGGTGGGGGTGCGTTGAGGCGTCGGTATAACTCGTGAAATTCACGGATGTTACACTGCCGCCGCTTCACATCCTCGCTTTGTGGTTTGATAAACCCAAAAAGGGAAGCAATCGCATTAGAGGTAACGGACTGAGAACGCCTTGTAGATCGTACAGAAGTCACCTGTTTAACCAGAACAGGTAAAGGAGGAGAAACCAGAGGAATGCATTCATCTTCTAATCCATGGTAGGGTTGGTTTGGAAGATCTCAAGGAATGCACTCAGGGGAGTCGTGGCATAAAATGCGGCCGAGGAGAGCACGATCTGAGCAGGAGCATCAGAAGTGATTCGGAACGAGTACATTATTACGCTATGGGGACCAGTCGGGGCCTGGGTGTATGTCATCTGCGATGGTTCGTTGACGCAGTTCACATATGCAAGGGTAGGCGAGGTCGGGGTACCAGAGGTCGAGAAAGCTCGAACGAAGATACTAAAGGTTGAACCGACGATCAACTTATTAAAGTCGATCACAATCGAGTTAACCCCTTGACCGTAGGCCTTAACCAAGTTACCCTGGAAGAACTGGCCTCCAAACCAACTGGTGTTGGAGACGGTAGCACCACCACTGTCGAGGGTGGCCCAGAGAATCTGGTTACCTTGAGAAGAGAAGAGCTGCTTCTTGTAGAAGGTAATGTCATAAGAGACCCAGAGTTCACCAAGGTTAACATCCGAAACGGACATTCCTTGCGTAGCGATCTGGAAATTTCCAAGATCGTAGTTACGCTGGATGTCGTTAGAAGGAACGTTACCGTTGCGGATCGAGTAGAGTTGTCTCTGGCGCTCTTTTGGCGTGCATTCAACGGCATGAATCAGGGATTCAGAAGCCGCGCACGACATAGCGTAGTCAGAGTTCTCCATCTCGACCTTAGTGGCGAATTGAGGGTCAACCACATCGTACTCAGTGGCCATAATGACAGTACCAAGGGCCTGAGAGGTGCCGTTAAACGTCGAGGACGTAGATCGGAACTCAAAGATAATACCGTTTGGTTGCCATTGGTCGAAGTTGTTTGCCAGGGCTGAGAGCCAAGGAAACGTCGACGCAAGGCCAGGGTTAATTGAGTAGGAAGTGTTGGTGAAAGCGGTAGATCCTCCGACGATTTGGCCGGAGCGGATATCGCCGAGGTACTCGCGCTCAGTCACGCGGAGACCGCGCTTCCCATCCGGAGTGAAGAAGGGGATTTGAGAGCTCTTGGTCAGGTTCCCTTTCATTAGAGAGTTCCCCTGGACCGTGTAGTCTCCCTTCCCGATCACTCGGTTGATGAAGTCGCCAGCCTTCATGCCGAGGCCGGCTTGACCGTAGCGAGCACCAATCTGGGCACCGATCTTCGAGCCGACAGAGTTGGGATTGAAGGGGCGGCGATTGGAGTTGGCCGCTGCCTTCTTGACGACTTTCCTCGTCTGGTTGAATAGTTGTTGTTTGCTGACCATTTTCTTGGATAATTATGTGAAATATCAGAAGAAAATTAAGGGAGAGCAAGGTGAGAGTAGTAAAAAGAGGGATTATTTCCGTCTAGTTTGTGGAACTAAGTGTAGTTCCTGTGGATGTATGGGATCCGCCTTCCCAGGCGGACTGTACATCACAGCAGATTAGGAGCCGTGCAGTCTCTCGACGATTTGGTTCGTAAGGAAATATTAAGCCTCAGGATTACCCTCGGCACCTTTTTGGTCCACCTCAAAGAGGCCTGCTATGACCCCATATTTCTCCGCTGGACTTCAGGTGTGTCCCGGAGGATATACCCACGTGCTAGGGCCTGGAGCTCGAGATCGCGACGCAGACGAAGGTTGCGTTGGCGAATCGAGCACTGGATCGGAGTAGGTGAGTTGTCCTGTAACGGAGACGCAGTGAAGAGGGAGGGGCGGACTAGGTCGACGCCCTGGAGTTCCCAATCTTCCACCTCTACATCGAGGATCGAAGGACCGGAATCTTCTAGGAAACGAGAGGTCTCAAGCGGAATTTGAACAAGCGGTGCAGGTTCAGATCCCAGAGGCTCAGGTCCGGGGAAGATGAGGTCGATCGGAGAGACCAGGTCAGTCGGAGCTGACGGGTCCGTACGGATGTAGCAAGAATAGGGGAAGTCCTCCATTTCGTCCTTGGGAAGGAGATGTCGTTGTCGATGGAAACCGAGCAAATCCTTTCCAGAGTTTACGAGACGGCGAAGTGTCGAAGGAGCCAAACGGCTTGAAGCCTCGACACTCGACCGACTAAGAAACATAGGACGAGAGAGGGAGGTTGGTAACGTGACGGAATTATCTACATACCTTTCATACCCCGGTGGGGCAGGGGAGGTTTCTGGATAAGGTTCAAGATGAACAATCCGTGCAGCGCGACCAAGGGAATCTCCTTGGTAGAGTTTTTGCTTATTCGCCAAGACCAGAACCCGACTCCAAGGGGAGTCGGTCTCAAGACCCGTGAAGGGTCGGAGAAGAGCTGCCTTAAGAAGGTAGGCGAGTCTTCTCTGGTCCGGGGAATAACTGGGATCAACCCCATCTACTCGAGGGAAACCGAGGCCTCCGAGAAGAGGATGCGCAAAAATGTTCAGAGTACCCTTCTCCAAAAACCTTGTTTGCCGAACGATCGCATCACGATGATAGTGAAGGAACCGTTTATGGGCATAAGGTGGAGACATGGCAGTAGGAACAGAGAGGGCATACCAATCACGGAGTGGCATGTCGGCAAGCGCGGCACGACCCGAAAGCTTAGACTGACCAGTTAAGAGTCCGACATTCATGAAATCAAGAATACGGAAACTGGAAGTCGGCTTGGCGGGGATGTCCGGCAATCCCGAGAGTTCGTCGATATCGGCCCATGAGGGGGGCTCGGAAACGCGGATCCGTTTCGAAATTCGCTCCCAACCGAGAAGTTCAGGTATAACCCGAAGATCAAGGGATATGGGAACGGAATTCATTGTGCCTAAGGTGGGGTGGAAGAAGTTCTTTCCTTGCGATGGCGAGAATCCCACAACCGGGATCGTCTCCAGCCACTTTTGATAGTGGGCTGAGTCGGAGATGAAAAAGATATCATCACCGTTGACGAAAACCGGAAGGGAATTCAGAGTGATCGCTCCAGATAGGAACCTAGTCATAACGCCAAGTGATTTGACGAAACAATACAGGTTAGCTATACAAAGGAGGGGGAAGGAGAGTACACTCCCCATGAGTTGACCGTTCCGTTGGTAACGGAACGGACGAATTCGATGGTGAGAGATCTTAAGCATCGGAACGGATTCACGCTCAGGCGACGAGATAGCCTGATGAATCTTTCGAGCTCCCGATGAGGGATCGTCGAAACCGAGGTCTCGGAGTATCTCCATTGTCTCGTTAAGGTCCTCGTCTTCTGAGATGGTAGGTAAAGAAGGCAAGTCTTTCTGAGCGAAAGTCGAGGTGGAAATACGGAATCTAACGTTGGGAGGGTCCATGAAATGCGTAGAATCAAGGTCTGAGTTCAGACCCGATAAGGCAGTCCTGGTACCAGCAACAAAGTTGGAATTCCTCTTCTGACGTTCATCGCCCTGGAGCATCGTGCCTAATCCCGGATCTGGAGAAACTCCAGAAATCTGAGTTGGGGGATACTCGAGGTACTGATTGTCGAGAAGATCAAAAATGAGAGATCGTTTTAGACGGTCAAGCGGGTGTAGGTGATCTAGTAAGGATTCACCCATCATCTGCGAGACATCGATGTTCAGCCGATCGGTTGCTGCGGAGTAATCACCAGAGACAAGGCCACGGCCTTCCCCAGAGAGTACCCCAAAACGCTTGGAAAACTCAGCATGCAGAGGAATGAGATCGTCCAACTCATAAGAAGTTAACGTTCGACCAATAAAGGTGAAAGGAGAAAACTTCTTGAGATAAGAGTGGACAGCATGCTGAGCGACGGTGGCAAAGAAGGATCTAAGACCATTCATGGCAGTAATCATACGTACCTTGAGCGGTTCTCGAATCGCAACAACCTTACACCATGGGAAAAATTCCGAGCGGGCTTCCTGGAGGTCAACTGGGCGATCAACGTGGCCCAGACCTCCTCGGCTGAGGACCTGGAAGATAGACGAGAGCCAAGTAGTGGGTCGTCTACCAAACGGTAGGGTGAAGAAGAGATCCTTGAGGGACGAGACCACATGGAACTGGTTGAAATCACGGGCGTAGAGCTGGAGGAGAACCTCCCACTCATAGGCAGTCGGAACGTAGTCTGAGTAGTCTACGACGACATGTTGATTTCGATCCAGGAACATGCGACTAAGTCCGGGGATCCAATCTCGCGCTAGGTCAAGAGTAACAGTGACAAAGGGAGCATCTTCGGAGGCAGACAGGGAGAAGTCTGGGAACTTGAAGAGAAACTGGCGGACCTCTGCACGAGAGCCCCCGTGTAGGCGACCAAAAGAGTTGGAGGCGGACAGGGAGACCTCGGCGTTACGGAGGGCCTGGGAGAGTCGGGGGATCTGAAATCCTCGAAGGACTCTGTCAGTAAACTGACGAATCTCAACAAGATCCAGAAGAGGATGGAGTGGCGGCGGAGCACTCAGGGTCTCAGCATGCTTCTGATAAGCAGCCTTAACCATGGACTCCGGGACCACATCACATCCCTTCTTCATCTGCGAAATCCCGAATACGATCTTGAAGAAGGGGTCCTTCAAGTGTTCGGGGGCATTTTCTTTCGACGGATCAAATCTGATCACGCGTTTGATGAAGGCGCGAATATCTCCAGAAAATAGCGGGTCTGTGGCTCCAAGGCCAAGAGTCTTCCAAATTTGGGGCATAGGAGGAAGGGACTGGCGAAGGAAATGTGCAAGAGGCACATCCTTCCAGTACTTCACTAAGCTCACAAATTGGTCCTCGGGACAATAAAATAATGTCTTGAGGGCAGGGAGGACTTCTTCCCAGGAACGTGAACCGATGTAATCACCATCGGAACACGGGCTCTTTGACTCCGACGCGTCAATGAGAACCAAAAGGTAAGACCTAATGGCTTTTAGGACAGCTATCCATCGTGAGGAAACGATGAGCTGGCCTCGGGCCGGTGGCGGGAGGAGGGTCGTCATACGAATGACGGGACCATCCGGGGCCATTAGGGGCCAAACAGACATGTTTGACTCCAACCGGTAAGTGACCTGACACAAATAAGGAGAACCAATCTCAGAATCTACAAGGATTCTGGAAGGCTCCAAAGGGTGGCCACTCCTCGTGACTAGACTCTTTCGGAGAGATTCAGGAACTACAGTGAGTAGTTCGAAAATTGTCCGAAAGGACAAACGTGAAACATCGAAGGGATGTTCGATCTTGGAAATCAGCTCCGACGCGAAAGCGTCGTCGGATTCCAAAATAAGGATCGAATAACCCGTCTCGTGGTATTTCCTCTTTTCAGAGGAGAAACCAAACTCCGCCCAGAGGGGGCGGAGCGAGTCGATGATACCATCTATGGTACCAAGGAACTTATGAACATTCATGTTGTAAGTTTTAAAGTATCGTTAGGAGATTATTTTATTGCTGCGTTTGTGGCGATAGACTAG